CGCCACGCCATCGACATGGCCCGAGTCGCCGTCGGCGGCTGGCTGATGGTGATATTCTCACTTGCGCTCCACACCGCCGTTGGCGCGAAGTTGAGGTAGAGGTCCAACGCCGTAGTGGTCCCGTTGTCTCCCGCCGGCAGCGACGTTGAGTGCCCCGCAAAGTCCACAACAGCTGATGACAACAGCGATCCCATCGTCGTCTGCGGCATAATGTCGGCGGCTGTTCCCGTCAAGGTAGTTCCATCGCCCGTTACGAGCGTCGTGCCCGCCGACACCAGCAGCGTGTTCGTATTTGATGGCGCGGATGCGCGCAGACTGAGGATCAGGCTTTCGATCAGGATGTACCCAGCGGGGAAATCGTATATCTTGAATCCGAAGCGAGTCGAAGCCGCCGCCGTCACTGCCGCCGCCTGGGCCGTCAGCGAGCCGTAGGTCAACTGGCGATCGTCGCGGCTGTGCTCAGAGACGGTCATGATGCCCGACGTGCCCAGACCCGCGCCCCCGCCGGAGTCACAGGCCGTCGTCGTCCAGGTCTCGCCGTAGGCCCGCCCCACGCGATACACGGGCACATCTTGCGCATTGTAAATCCGCACGATGGTGCAGCGGCTGCCAACCGTAGCCGGAGACAGCACCACCACCGCCGGGTTGTGGCAACGGTCAAGCGGCGCCATAAGCGATTGCGTCACGATGCTGGTCTGAAACTCGCCCTGCGCGGTGTAGTTCACGAGACCGCCGACGATCTGACGAGCGGTGATGCGCCCAGTGAGCGTCTCGGCGACGAGGTATCCCCCGCTCGCCCCACCACGACGACTGCTATCTCTGCCGAGCACGATGTCCACTGTCTGCTTGATGCGACGAGTGGAGGCATCCGAGAGTGTGCGAATCCTGGTCATAGCTCAGTTCTGGAAGATGTGGTATTCGAGGTTGACCGCCGCCGTATTGGCCTTAGCATATGGCGCGATGGCGGCGCTGAGCCGGCAGACGCACCGCTCGCCCGCGTTGAGGCGCAGGAACGGCACGAATGCAGCCGCTACGTCGGTGCCGATCTCCACGTAGTTGGTGGTGTCGTGGTTGGCGAACTCGGCCCAGGCCAGAGTCGTTACATCGCCAAGCGGGATCGCCTCATGGGCGGCGAACCCGATCGAGGCGGTGCCGCGCGCGGCAGCCTCTCCGGTTCGTGTGACGTTGGTCGTGCGGCTCACCGTGTTGTGAATAATCTGAGTCGAAGCCGGGCTCTTCACTTGCAGGCCCGTCACGACGTGAATCTCGTTGGTCATGCTGTCTCCATCTCTCAGCGCATCCGCGCCGCGTGTTACCTGATGAGGTCCAAAAGGGTGAAGTCCGCCGATTCTATGAACTGGAATCGCTGCAACTTAGGCTCAGCGCCTGCGGCCAGTTGTCCGCCACTCCCGTTCAGGTTCACCGGCGTGGTAATTACCTGCCCGGTATCATCCAGTATCAATAATTTCACACCATTCACGTTCTGATATGTACCGTGGTCAAAAATGAGAGTGTCCCACGGCGACGGCGTAAACTCGACGCCGCTCGCGGAGCGAATCGCCTCCACCACATGCGCCGCCGGACGAATAATCAGCGTTGTCGTGACCTCGACGTAACTGGTGTCGAACTCAAACTTATAGGTGGCCTCGATGTCGTCAATGAGTGCCAGACCGGCCGCCACAACCTCGCCGGTCGGCAACGTGAAGGGGAGTGAGTTGATCTTGTTTTTATAGGCGTTCGCGGCATCTGTGTTGAACGATGGAAGATTCTTCGTCAGAACAACCAGCATGGCGCTGATGCTCTTTGGCCAGCCGTTGCCATACGGTTCATGCGCCGACGATGCGAAACTGCGGTCAAACATATCGACTTGCACATTTTCCGTATACCGCGCCGACCCGATTCGCACCTGGATCGGCCTGTCAAGCGGATTCTCCGGCGGCGGATTCGAGTCGATTCCGCCCCACTCGGTGTTGTATTCGACGTTCACTAAAAATAGTTTCGCGCCCTTCTCACGCGAAACGGATACCTGCCGCACACGCATCAGCGAATCGACCACGCCGTTACGGCCCTCATAGGGATCGGCCACCTGCGGGATGCCGGCCAGGCCGTAGAGTTCAGTGTCGTCCTCCGTGCCGTCTGTGGACTCGACGCGGTAGACGGTAGTGATCTTGTGCCCCTTGGGCGTGACCACATACGGCCCGCGCTGGAAAATTTCAGGCGTGCCCAGTGCCATCAGATATGTACCTCGTCGATGACGATCTGATTGTCCCTGACAGATTGGTCGATGCGTTTGAGTTGTTCGATCTGCTCGGCGCTGAGGTCGAGTTGCTTCTTGCTGTTGTTTTTCATTTGCTCCTGAGTGCGATCGACGACGTTTTCGGTTCTGAAAAACTGGTTGAAAGTGCCGCTCTGTGCTCCACCTGGTCCGCCGATCGCCGTGAGTCCTGACGTACCCGAGGTGCCGATCGAATTTTCCAGCAGCGATCTCGCATCACGCGCAGCGCGGCTGAACGTATCCAAACCGCCGATGTTGTCGAAGGCCCCGGAGTCAAGAAGTTCTACGAGCCGATTGATCGTTGACTCGTACTGCTCCAGCGGCGTGCGAGTACTCTGGAAGATGCTGGACGCCTCGCTCTGAGCATCGATCAGACGCTGTGTGGCGTCGATCTGGTCATGCACCGCATTGACGGCCGCCTGTCCAGCCTCGGCTGCGCCAAGCTGCGCCGCACGGTAGACATCCAGTTGCCTCGCATTCATGCCCAGCGTGGCCGCCTGCTCCTGGAGTGAACCAATCAGCACATTTATCGGGGACTCGATGAACTCGTACACCGGACGGGATGCGGCGAGCGCCCTGTTATATGTATCGAGCGTGATAGTCCCGGCGGCGTAAAGTTCTTTCGCATGCGCGATCTGAGAATTACGCTGTTCCTGCGGGGATAGAAGCGACTTGGTGAGTGCAAGTCCCTCTCTATCCAAGCGATTGGTCTCTGCGCGACCAGCGGCCTGGCGCGCCGCATGAGCGGAATCCTCTGCGGCCTGGTTCCTTAGTCGATCCTTCTCTTCTGCCATCGGACTGCCGAACAGCGGATCAAAAACTACCGCCGCCAACCGCCCCAGCGAACCAGCGACGGGGATGCTTTGCAAAGTCTCAGCCAGCGCCTCGCCGCCAGCAATCATCGAATCAAATGCAGATGCTCCTTGAACCCCCATCTTTTCGATCGAAGCCGTCAGCGCGTCGAACGTCGCGTCAAGAGTCTTGATGATAACCGCCGACCCGATGAGTTTGTTTGCCAGCGAACCGGAAAACTTGTCAACGAATCCGCTGGCGTTGCTTAGTTTCGACTTGAACGGACTCGTGTCCGCCCGCAACACGACCAGTAGTGATCCGACCGTCGCCATCAGATCACTTCCTTACGTTCGCGGCCGCCACCGCCATTTGCACAGACGCCATCGCCTCGAGTTGCGGGTTCTGATGCTGGCTGTTCACCGGCTCGCCATCCTCGGTCAGGCGCGGGAAGATATCGCTCGGGTCCAACCTCACGCCCGCTACGCCCGCCACCATCGAGCAGAGCATCCCAATCCGCCCGTCGTCCGCAGAACCGCCCCACGGCTCGATGAGGTAGAACGCACACCACTCGGCGAACTCGGCCGAGTCGATGCGTGCCTGCGCCTCTCTGACGGTGCATCCCCATAGTACGGCCAGCCTCATCCAGTGCCGGCGCTCAGGCCGGCTGCGGAGTTTTTTTCCAGTTCCTCGATATCCGATCGACTCAGGCGATTCACTGTTGCAGCCGTGGCGTAGACACGATCCAGCGCCGTGCCGGACTTCTCACCCAATGCAGCGATATCCGCAGCGGTGAACAGCGGCTTGCCCGTAGCGTCGCACAGAACACGCACAAGCAGCCGCGAACGCAGGTTGTCGCGACGATGCTCAAAAGTCCTGGCTTCGAGATCGACGATAAGCGAGCACTCCCACTCATCACGTTCCCGGCCTGTCATCGTGCGTACGTGGACCGTTCCGCCCCACTCCGGGACCTCGACGGCGACGATGCGCTGGTCAGTCGATCCAAGAATCTGATCTCGCGTCAACTCGGACATGGTGCTCCTATCACGAGGCAGGCGTCAGGGCGCCGGTAAACTTGAGCGTGCAGCGAAGTACGACCTTTTCTTTGGTCGAACCATTCACACTGAGGCTCTTGACGAATGCATTGCCGCCGATCGAGTCCGCGCCGGCGTTGCTGAGATTCAGCGTGTAGGCGTCGATCGACCCGTCAAGCAGGTCGGTAAAGAGCGCCTGGTGCGTGACATCCGCCGGATCGTACATGATGCTAAACGACAACTCGCCGGAGTTGTACGTGGTCGTCACAAACGTATCGGCGACATCATCCAGGTTGGTCGTCTCAGCACTCGCGTGTTCCATGCCAGACCAGTCGAAGTCGAACACATCGACAACGGCAGTGATGCCCTTCTTAATCAACGTGCCTTTAGCGGCGAACGGAGTGGCCATGATGATGCTCCTACCCGGTAGTGGTGTTGAGTTGGTACGGCGCGTCCTGGGTGAACCAGATAGTGCCGGTGACCGCGCCCATGTGCGCGCGGCGGATGGTCTGACCGACGGAAACAAACACGGATCGCTGGGCAGACAGCCCCTCGATCTTCACGTTGCTGTACTCGCCCAGCGTCCCCACGAATCCGTTGAGGCTGTCTCGCACGGCCCGCCGCAGCGTCTCGGAATCCAGTTTGGTGTCGGCCCAGCAGTTGACCTCGAACTCGGCCATGTAGAGCACTGCCGGCGAATCGAGCGACTCATGGGCCTCGTCGCCGTCCACGCTCACCGCGATCGCGGGCAGGGCTGCGTCTCCGGCGATCGGCTGGGGCACGAAGTCGGGGTAGATGCGGCCCTCGATGAGCGCGGCGACGTCCGGCCATTCTTTCAGGTACAGGATCAGCGCGGACTCGATGGACTGCTCGTTCATTGGACAATGCCCTCGATGAACGACTTGGTGAATTGGCGTCCAGTGTCGGCGAGCATCTTCGCCTCGGCCTCAAGTTGAGCGCGCAGGTCTGAAACGATGCCCGCCTCGATCGACGACTTGTGCTGTATCCACGCATCGCGCATGAACGGGCGGGGGGCAACTGATTTCTCCACAGCCCCCATAGCCAGAAGGCGGCGTCGGGTCTTCTGGACCACACGCGCGAACCCTGGGGGACGGTGGGATTTTGACCTCGACGCAAGGCCGATTTTCACGCCGTAGCGGTAGAGACTCACGGCAGAAGGCCGATTCCCTGTTTTTGTTGACGCCACGCTGTGCCCGTAATGCACGTGCGCCGGGTAGAACCACTTGCTGTCGCCAGATATCCCAAACGATTCGCGCTGAGCGATGTAGACGCCAACAGCCAATCTGCCACGGCCCGTAAACTTCTTGGGCGTCTTGATGTTCCGTTTCAACGTGCCGGGAATTCGTCCCTGTGAACCGCTGCCAAGTGTACCAACGTCTTGCAACACCGGCGCATTGGCGCGGGCCGCGTCGCGGATCACCTTGAGGCGGTTGCGAAAGACGCGCGCGAAAATCTTGTCCCGCACCCGCTTGGGGAACTTCGCAAGGAACATGCGCAGATTATCATCGCCCACCAGATCGAAGTTGATCCCGCGAATCGCAGCCATCACATCACCGCCTCTCGTGCGGCGATAGTCATCGTCTCGTCGCCCTCGTCGTCGTTGAGGATCGACACGATCTCGAAGATGCGCCCGTCGTCCTTGACGAGCCGCATGTCCGGCTTGATGTCCTCGATCCGCCACGTTTCGATGAGGTGCGTCGCGTCGGCGTCGATCGGACCACTGCCGCCGCCGCGCTGGCTTTCATTAGCACTCTGTGGGGTGATCTTGCAGTACGTGCTCTTCCAATCCGACCATTCCTCCACCTGCTCCTGCGCAGCATTGGTCGTGATCGTGCGCCGCTGCACGCGCATCAGGTTGCGGAATCGGCCAAAGTTCGCGCTCATCAGACGAACCTCCGCACGGTGTACGGCGCAAGCAGCGAATCAATCGAGTCGGCATAATTGGCGATAATCGTTCCTGACACCGCCATGCCGCGCAGAGTAAACAGGTGCGCCGCCTTAGCCCTGATCCACAACTTGATCGGCTCAGGTGTGAGGGCCGCGCTGGCCCACGTGGCCGCGACAAAGCGTACCTGGATCGCGCCGATCATTGTTCGGGCGCTGGGCCATGAGACGCCAAACGCCGGCGTGATTCGGCCCGGTTCGCTCGATGTATCGACACGGTAGTTGCTCGCATCCCATGTCTGGAGTACGCCGTCGTCGTCATAGTACTTGAGATGCGTCACTGACGAGACGGCGAATCGCGGCAGAACGATCTCTGCGTCCGGCGTGCGCTGGCAGTAGTCGGGGAACTCGTCAAGGATCAGATCGAAGGTCTGTGAGAGGATCGCCCGGCCGCCCATCTTCTGCTCGGCCTCGATGCGCGCAGCGGAAATGCAGGCGTTGATCGTGTCGTCCTGGCTACTCTCTGTGAAGCGAAGATACTCCTTCATCAGCACCAATGATACAGGCTCAGCAGTGGCCGCTGTGACCAGCACCAATGCCGCAGGCCGCTCCACCGAGTATGTCTTCGCATCGGTTTGGCTGCCCATGTGCTCCCATTCCTCAATCCCAGACGATGATGATCGATCCAGCCATGCTGACGCCGCCCTGCGCCACGACGATCTTCACCCGCTCATTGGCGATGAAGATCGGCGTACGAACCTCATTGCCGGTGGAGAAGAGCGCGTCGGCCCCATCAGCGTTCTTTTGAACCTTCTGTTGTGGGCTATAGGTGATATCGCTTGTTCCGGCATTGAGCTTGGCGAGGACTTCGATACCCGAGGTTTCCAGCGTGACCGTGAGGTCCGCCCCAGTATCGAGCGTGCCCGGGAGATACCGAAGATGCCGAAGCGTACCGCGAATGACGCTGCTATAGACCGTTGCATCTCCGCTGGCGTCAACTGCGATGGCGACTGTTTCTGATTGTGGAAAACTCATTCGATGCCGCCGATCTTCACAATCCGCCCGATGATTTCATGGGGATTCTGCATTACGCGATCCGATACAAAGTCCACGCGCCTGCGGCCGTCTTTCGGGCGCGGAACCGAGCCGATGAGTTGAGGCTGCCCGCAGCGCTGTAGGCTGGGATGTCCATATTGCCGACCAGCGTCCAGCCGGTATTGGTCGTCACCGAAGCGTCCTCCGCGTCAACCGTTGAGATGTTAATGACTGAAAAGTCGAACGCATCGTTAGCAACCCAATCAGGCAGCGCGGTATCGAGATCGGCCGCTGTTGGCAACTGCTGGGCCGATGCGCCGGCGGCTCCCTGATTGACGGTGATGATGCCCGCAAGGACTTCGGCGGCCGTCAGCGTGGCAGAGGTCGTCTTGGCCGTCTGAGTGCCCTGAGCCACAATCAGAGTGCCGCGATTGGCCAGCGTGCCGCCTGACTCAATGGTGAGTGCACCGCCAGACTTGACGAAAAGCGAATCACCGCCCTGCGCGATGTAGACTTTGGTTTGGACTGTTTCGTCGCTCATGGGTTACTCCCGCTCGCTCTCGCGAGCCGTAAATCAGGAAGGGGGTCGCGGGTGGTTGGCGCACCTACCCGCGACCCACCCGCACAGGAGGCTAGACGATCTGCGTGGACTGCGGCTTGCTGCGTGGGCTGCCCTGGAGCCACACGCCTGCGAGGAAGATGTTGCCCGTGTTGTTCGCCGGAGTGATCGTGACGCGAACGTAACGCTTGACGCCCTTGTAGCCGATCTTGCCCGTCTTGTTGTCGCTGCCGAGCAGAGGCGCGCCGCTCGCCTCAGTGCCGAAGAGTTGAGCATCGGCCACAGCCGCTGCATCGCTCAAATCCGATTCGTCGCCGTCTTCAACCAACAGGGTGAACGTCACATCCACGTCGGCGATCGAGCCGGCGCACCAGATGAACATGTTGCTGGCGAAGTTCGCGGTGTCGAGAATCTGCGAGGTGAACGCGGTGTTGTTTGTGACGGCGGCGATGGGCGACATGCCCCGGCTGACCTTGATGTTGTTGAACAGATCATAACTCATAGCGCACCCTTTCGGTGGGAGGATTTCAATTCACGTCTGCCCGTTCGCGTCGTCGCGGAACGGTCGAGCATCGCGGTTCTCACGGCGGTTTCGAGCACCGCCTCGGCCTGGCCAGCCTTGACCATGCGTGTTGCCTCTTCGGCGGTCACTTCGATGACTTGCCCCTCGTACTGGAGCGTGCCGAAGCCGACGACTCGATCACATCTCAACTTGACCTGGACCAACTCGCTCATGGTGCTCCAATGCCCCCGGCCACGCGGCCGGGGGGGGTGTTGCGTTCCGCTCAGGCTTAGGCCTGGAGCATGTGCTTGATCGGATCAGTGCCAGCGTCGAGCAGGTTGCCGTCCGTGCGCAGGAACGCGACGAACGCTTCCTGGTCGAGTTCGGCGTAGCGCTCAGGCAGGCGGCGAACGCGAATCTCACGCACGTCGCGAATCTTGTACTTGCTGAACTGGCCGAAGAGCATGGTCTTCGTGGCCGTCGCCACACTGCTCTGCATGTCCTGATTGATGGTGAACGGGTAGCCCGCGAGCGTGTCGGCCGAGCCGCCGTTGAGACCGCTGCCCCATAGGTACTGCCCCATGCCGTCCTTGAGTTTGCGGACGTAGAGCAGGATGTTGTCGTGGAACATGAAGCGGGCGCCGACGCGGTATGCCGGATTGAGCGAGTGGATGAGATCGATGATCTCGTCACCCGTGATGGCGGTGGCGCTGGCAGTCGTCACGCCCAGGCCCGAGGCCGTCACCACGCCATTAGGCTTGCTCGCTGCGTTGCCGGTGGTGTAGTGCGTGTTCGTGATGCGTGCGAGCCGCGTCGCGAGCATCTCAGCGAGCACGCTGGGCAGGTTGAACGCCGAGTCCTGGAGGAGTTCGACGGGCACCTTGATCATCTTCGAAGAGTACTTGTACGCCTTCCAGGTGATCTGCCCGACCGTGACATCCTGCTCCGCGACCTCGGTGTTTTCGGCGAGCAGTTCGCCGGTGTTTGACGTGTCGTCGGCAGTCGGCCACGGCAGGTCGTTGCCGCTGTCGGTGCGGATGATCTCCGCAACCTCACGCATGCCGCCGAAGGCAAGCAGTGACAGTTCAAACTGGTTGACGAACCCCTCGGGGATCGTGTAGGCGCCGGCGCTGCCGGAGATCGCCGACAATGCGCGCTGCTCAGCCGTCTCGCGCCGCCCGTCGCGGAAGGCCCTCTGGATGCGCCGGGCATGGAGTGTGTCCGCCGGCTGGAGGACCAACTCGCGTCGGTTCGGGTTGAGGCCCACGGCGCGGCACGCGGCAATCTGATCCTGCCGCAGATCGAAGCCCGCCTGATTGGCGAACCACGCCTGCATGGCCAGTGCCCGCTGCTCTTCGGTCGCGGCGGCCGCCTGCATCCGCGTCTCGCCGGGGCCATCGGCCTCGCGGTGATTCACATCTTCGCGTCCGGGCTGGTTGCCCTGGCCCTGGCCGCCGGCTTGACCGCCGCTGCCCTGACCCGCGCCCCCAGCGCTCGAACGCTGCTCGGCGTCGATCGTCTCGGCCCGCTCGGCGATTTCAATCTGCCGGGTTAGCGCGTTGTAGTCGTCGTTGAGTTTGGTCCAGTTCTCGTTCCACGCAGCGTCGGCGGTGAAGCCGTCGGCGTTGGCCTCATCCGCCATTTTGCGAATCTTCACTGCGAGAGGTGCGCGCTTTTCGCGGAGTTCTTTAGCTGTCATGGTGGCGTTCCCGTTGATGCTCGCCGGGGAACGCTCGATTGTCATGCGGCCCAAAACGGGACGCGGCGGGCGGTTGCCCGGCGATGGATGTGATCGAATCCAGAGCCGTTCAAGTCGCCCGCCGGCTATGCAGCGGACACACTTCGTTTTGGTTTTCCCCGGCTTTCAGCCTCGTTTGGCCGCGCGGAACTGTGCCGCCGCTGGGGTCTGCCTTTGGTTGTCTTACCCAATTCAGTAGGCACGCTCGAACGTGCCGTCAAGTGGCCAAGCGGAAATTCACCTCAGCCATTTCGCGGACGATCGGCGAGAGCGTCCGCCGCGCGATGGCCAGATCCACACAGTCGATCGCAATGATGTAGCCACTGCGCAGCACAATCTTCACCTGGTATGTTTTTGTGTCGTAGCAGCACGCCGCCACCTCATTGGTGGCGACGCACCAACCGCCGTGGTACTCGGTGTACGGTCGAAGCGGCGGCGGCACAGGGGGCGGAAATACTGTTTTCATGTGCCCGCCTCCGTCAACTCGACCACCCGGGCCCGGGCCATGATCGACTCGCGGCAGGGGCCGGCCGACCGCTTGGACTCCTGCCAGCGGGCGTAGGAGGCACGCGCCTCATCCACCTCGCCGCTGCTGCGCAGCCCCGTCGTGCTCGCCTCGTAGGCCGGGAAGGTCACCGGGCCGACGTCGAACAACTCGACAGCGAGGATGGAGCGGACCTCGAGCATCAGCCCCTCCGGGGTCTTTTCCTCGGACCACATTTCCTTGGTGATGCGGAACGCGAACGAGGAACCCTGCATGTCCCCGCGACGGATGGACTCGACCGTCTCCGCGCCGCACGCACTCTGTGGCGCATCAATCTCGTAGCGCAGGCCGATCTTGTCCTCAGCCAGCCGCAACGTCGGCGGGTCAGCCGTGGTCCGGCCCAGCAGCATGTTGGCATCGTGGTTCCGCAGGGCCGCGACGTCGCCGCCCTTGATCGCCTCGGCAAAGGCGCCGGGCATGACCCGCTCGACGCAACCAGGCCAGAGCCGGTACTGGGTGTCCGGCGTGCCATCGTAAAACACACTCGCGTAGCCGACGATCATGGGCGTCTCGGACTCGGGCATGGGCTTGCCGTCC